GATCCAGTCGGGCCTGTCGGACCCGCAACAGTAGACGCAGCACCCGTCGGGCCAGTCGGCCCAGTCGAGCCCGTCGAACCAGTCGGGCCGGTGGGGCCAGCAACGGTCGAAGGAGCGCCCGTAGGGCCGGTTGGGCCGGTAGAACCTGACGATCCCGCAGAACCAGTAGGGCCTGTAGGTCCCGCCGTGCCGGCCGGTCCCTGAGACCCCTGCGAACCCGTCGGGCCCGTTGGGCCGGTAGCGCCGGTCGAGCCGCTCGGACCCGTAGGACCGGACACGCCCGACGCGCCGGTTGCACCCGTAGGGCCTGTCGGGCCCGTTGGGCCAGTCGGCCCTTGAGCGCCAGTGCTGCCTGTAGGACCAGTTGGGCCGCTTGCGATCGTCGCGATGTTGCCAACCGTCGTGCGGCGAGACACGCCCGATTGAACAATCTCGATCTCTTCGGTGCCGTTCAGAGACGTAGCAACGGGCAGATTGGGAATCTGGATATTTGCCACTTTTATTCTCCGTAGAGCGGACCCGTCTTCGGAACTTCCGTATCATTATACGGCAGGCCCGGATCATTGCCGCCCGCTGCGGCAGGCACTGTCGGATCAGTGCCCGGCTGTTGATTAAGACCACCCGGCGGCTCGCCAGTCTGCTGGGTAACGCGGTCCTTGTTGTCTTGCGTGATGCGGTTATTGCCGCCAACAACAGGAATGCCCGTTTGCGCATTGGTGGTATTCTGACCGGACGTAAATCGATTGTTCGTTTCCGCAACAACAAAATCTTGAATGCGCGGATTCACAATCGGCACAGGGTCCGCCGGGATCATAATCGTCCTCAATTGCTGTTGCGGCTCGTCATAACACAAGTCGCACACGAGAAGGCGGATGTTCATGAGCGAAGCGCCGCGCCAGTCATACTGCCACTTAAGTTGGGCATGATTATACCTAAACCCGCAGCGGTCGCAGATAGCATGCGCCTGCGGATTAGATGGGCTTGTTCTTGCGCGGCCGGAGCGAGACGCATACGCCATTACGGCCTCCAGTAACCCGCAAGCTGCGGGCTAATGTATTGCTGCGCGTATTCGGTGTTCTGCTCTGCTGCAATAGCGTAAGCCTCATCCGCCATAGGCTTGATAAGTTGAAGCTTCTCAGGAGCCCAAATCACAGCGAGACGCGCAGCCAGACCATAAGCAAATGCGTCCAGCCACAAATATGGCACTTCGACCTGAAGCCCGCCCTGAAGCGCGGAATCCTGTATCTGGCGAACTCGGTAGTACTTCAGATATTGCGCGCTTGTGCCATCGGGCACCGGCCACAAGGTGACAGTAGGAGAAATCAGACGGTCAAACCAATAGACCGTCGTAAAGCCCTGTTGTTCCTTATTCGGGTAGGAAGCGTATTCGGAACGGCTGATTGGCAGGATAATGCGATCAATTGGCTGCGCGCCCGATCCATTATCGATCGTCATATAGGCGTCGAGGATCATGACCGTGTTCGAATCGACAGGATACGTCGTCTGTCCCTGAACCAGCGGCACGGTTACAAGATCGACCGCCCACAAATTAACGCCGCGATTCGACCAGTTCGAACACAAAAAGTTTGCAGCCATGCGGGCCGCTTCAAGGTGTTCCTGAAGCAGTGCAGTGTTTCTAACGCCAATCAAATTGTAGGCATATAACGTGATCTCGCCAAGCGACGGATTAAACGTATATGTTCCGGTCGTCGCCATGCGGGGTCACCTTTTAGTAAGGTGCGTTGCCGAACTGCGCAATCGTCATGGTCGTGGAACCATTCCCGGCAGTCTGCTTAATGCGCACAAATGTTGGCGTTGCGGTGAGCACGCCCTGACCGCTCGCAGTTTTACCGACTAAATTGGCGTCGGCGCAGTTAATCCAAGTCATGCTGCCAACAGCAACGGGATTCACCAAATCGTTCGGGTCGTCCATGCTGGTTTCGACGGTGTAGGTCGCAGTGCCCGTGACATTTACCTGAATGACGGACTGCGCAAGCGCAAAACTGTCCATGCGAACCTTGCGGCTGTAGGTCGTGCCAGCCGTCGCGTCGGTCGTTGAAACTGTGATGGGTTGCATTTTATTTCCCCTTCATCCTAGCTGCGGCTGCATTATCCACGAGATTTGGATAGGGCCTTCCTGCTGCTCTGGCGCGCGCCTTGGCGGACAAAGTCTGCTTCCGGCTCAGATGCTTCACTTTAGCATCTTTCGGCGCGTCTTTCTCCCAAAAAGGTTTGTCGGCCATGTCAGCAATCCCATTTTCTGAGGGCTTTGTTGACGCGACTATTAGGGTCAGCGGCCTTTGCGGAGCCGGTAAGCTTGCGCTTTAATCCGGTCATCCTTGCACAGAAGCTATCTCTACGCGCGCCACCTTCAGGCTGCGGGCGCTTGATGTCATGACCAGCCGCACGCAAAGAGGCGCGACCCTTCTCGTTGAGACCGCCACTGGGCGACTTACCTTCAGACCTCTGCCACGCCGGTGTCTTCGCCATATCCGCCTCCATTGCAATACGGGGGGCGCGAAGCCCCCCGTACCTCATTACTGATCCAACAAGGAGGGGAATGGATCAATAGTGAGAAGCTTTGCCGCGCGGCATGCCCGAAGCGGCAGACGAGAGAACGCCACCGCCCGTAGCGCGGCGAGGACGCTTGCCTTCAGCAGCCGCGGACATCAGACCTTTCTTGGCCATGCCGCCCTTCTTGAAGCCTTCCTTCGTGTCCATTGCTTCGGAAAAGTCACCAGCGCCGCTCTTGGCGCCAACTTTACCCGGCGTACGATATGCACCCATGGGAACCTCCAGTAAGCCCTTGTTAGGCGTTGATGGCTTGTATGTAGCGGACGACAAGCAGACCAAGACCATTGGTCACGCTGTGAGCGCCCGATTTTACCCAAATCTGAATGTCAGACGTCCCGGTGTTAGACCAGAGCGTAGACTGAGCCAGCGTAGCAGGAACAAGACTGATCCTGCTTACAGAGTTGGCGTTTGTCGCCGAAACAAGTTCGGTAGAGGTAGAAGAAGTGCCGACACTGATCGTATAGGTTGTGGTCGCACTAGACCAAGCGACAGTCGTAATCAGGTCAATTCCGACAATCGTACTGTTGGCCGGAACAACAATCGTTGTGGCGGTTGCAGTTTCTGTCGTCGTTTGATTGACGGCATAGATCTGCGCCAACTCAACGAAGCCGACGTTCTTCAACGAGCCGACCGTAGACCCAGTCGTATCAAGAACGTCGCCGGCCGTGATCGGGCCGGTGAACGTGGACATACCCATTTATACCTCCTGTGCGAGGGTTGGCTGATCAGTCTGCACAGTGTCAGCCGGGCCTGTCCGATCAGCTAAATTCCCGGTTACATAAGGGCGAGGGAGGTTAAATCCCCCGCCCCCTTGTCAGTTACGAAGTGGGGAACGAACCGTAGATCGAACGCCAGTTGTAGTAACCGAAGCTGTAACGCTCATAACCCTTCACGAGAAGGTTATCGGTCACAAAATCAACCTGCATATCCGTCTCGAAGTGGATGCGCTCCATGTAGGAGAGACCATCGATGTTGGTCAGCAGGAACCACGCGAACGAAGACGTCAGGTAGTCATTGACCATGTAGCCTTCCGGCAGACCGCCGGCCGTCATCATGATCGCATTGACATCGTTGTCCGCAGTGCCCGGACGCAGCTCCGTCTTCGTCAGACGAATTGCGGTCGGTTCAAGCTGCGGCGGGACCACCAGGCGGCGGCCACGCGCGAAGATCTTCAGACCGGCCTGATCGCGGAAATTCGTACGAATCGCAATCATGCCGTTGAGAAGCGTCGACTCGTTCAGGTCAACGTCGACAGTCGGCTTGTTGGCGACCGTGCCGCTATCAATCGGATGGTTCGTCGCGCAAAGCGCAACGCCGTCACCGCCGATGCTGGAGTTGTAGGTCGTGGCCGTGTTGAGGATGTTCGCGCCGTAAATCTCCTTGGTCTGCGCGAAAGATTCGATCAGGCCAAGGTTCGACGGAGCAAACTGGGTCTTGTAGAGGTTGTCGTCGATCGCCTTGCGGGTGATCGCGTAACCAAGCCCAATTTCGTTGTGCTCTTGGTTGTAGACGTAGCGCTCGCCGGCAGCGTTGTCGAAGGAGGTCTGGCCACCCTCAGTCTTAAGCTGCGCATAGCCGAGGAAGCGCATTTCAGCGGTGCGTTCCAAAGCCATCTTCGAGTTGTGCTTCGTGAAGATCTTGTCCCACTGGGACGGGATCTGCTCATACTTGCCTTCAACGCCACGGAGACCGGGCAGGAGAAGGTCTTTAATAGCCGAAAGATTGACAGCCATTGGTCCTTACTCCTCTTAAACGCCCGTGAGCTGCTTGGTGGAGACGTTGTTGAACGCCACGATTACCTTCGCATATGCGCCGGAAGCCGTGCCGTTGACGCCCGGAGGATTATCCAGAAGCGCAACAACGCGGAAAGGCAGCGAAGAATCAGTGCCGGGCGAAACAACAGCAGTGTTGATATAGGCGCCGGAAATGCCGTTGGCGGCGTTGCCAGAGCCAATATTGAAGCCGACGTTGTTGTTGATGTCGGACGCCGTCACGCCGGTCGCGTCAGACCAAGCGACAAACCTGGCGTTCGGATCGTTGACGATATAGCCTTCGACGACATCCGTCGAAGCAACGTCAGAACCGGGCCAATAGTTTGACCAGATGGTGCGCTTCTGCGAGACCGAAAGGTACTTGCAGCCAACGAAAACACCGGCAATCTGCGTGTTGCTGCTTGAGGCAGAAGTGACGCCTTTGACGACATAGCCGCTGGAGTCGGGGTTTACGGGGTCGCCAAAGTAAATGGCGGAGGCATTGTATGCGATACGGACAGCGATCTGCTCATAGGTCGGAGCAGAGCCGTTGCCACTCCACTGCTGGAAACCGTTGTAGGCGGAAGGTGCGGTATTCGCCATGACGGATTCTCCTTTCACAGGATTAGTCCATCATCGCGCGCCGGGGCGACTTAGAACCGGGGGTTGTTTATTCCCTCACGCCGGGGAGGGGTATGAGATCACGCCGGGGATCTCGAACGCGAATAATACAATCATTAACCGAAAAGTAAAGGGGCCCTTTCTTGCGTTAGCCGATGCTCTCTTGAGACGGCGCGGCAAGCGCCCGCTTCACCGCGAGGATCGCGGCGCAACATTCTTCGGCCGCGTGAAACTTTTCGACGCTTCCCGCCGTCCCGTGTTTCGAACTTATCTCGCTCGTCGCAGACCGAGCCGCGCGATAAAAATCATCTTGCCCGGCACGCCTCCCCGCCCGGTAAGCCTCGCTTGCGTGGGAGTATAAGCCGCCCATGTCGTCGATCATTGGAAAAACTCCATCCCGTGAGGATCGGTCATTCGCTCCACATCAATTTCGACGCCGCGCACGCAGGTCAATTTGTTGGTCTTCGCCAGAAAGCGAATCTGGCGCTGCTCGTCTTCGGTGAACTCAATTTCATGAGCGATAGGGAAAACCTGAATGCCTCCCGTCGAACCGCTCGTCATTCGGACCCGCGCCTTGATACCGGCGACCTTGATCCGCTTGCGAATGTGAGCCGTCATTTCCTTCGTGGTCAGCATCAGTCGGGCCCT